GGCAGGAAGTGTATGTCACACAACAAAGACTTAAATAAAGGCCTTACGGTTACTTATAGTTAACTGTATAGCCCCCCATAGAGAGGTTATACGGTAACATATATTTACTGTACGTGCGCTTTTGTTTAAGTCTTTGTTGTGTGACATACACTTCCTGCCGACGACGTGTTTCTTAGGACTCATATGGTGCCCTCGACTTAATGTTCGACTGGTTCAAATCATATGCGAGCTCAGTAAAGCGGCCTAGAAAAATCACTGAAGGGGTTGACAATTTTTTATTAATTGTAAATATAAATTTAGTTAGTGGAAGTATGCTTAAACGTGTGCTTCGACTAAGAACCATCAAATAATCAATCATAGTTTAGCTGTAATACCATTATATCACTTAGTATCAATTTTTATATAATTTTATTTTTAGTTTCCGCTACGAACCCTATTTTTCTTTTATAATATTTGAAGCATAGCAATCTCATGGGCTCTATCTTCGTCCACTTTGACAGAAACATTCAAGTATGGATCCGCAAATGCCGATCAATATTGGAATGCTCGAAACCCAAAATGAGCTCACATTATGTAGAAGGAGGTGAAGAAGTTATCGTTAAAAATAAAGAAGTTAAGCGCCAATGGCAGCTACGCAAACGGGCTCCCGCCATGAAGCTCGTCAAAGCGACTCTCAAACAACAACAAGAGAAGTCGAAAATGGCAACACTTAATCAAGAGATTCAACATCGAATCAATCTCTACCATCTAGCAGACCCCGGTTTTGCCGAAGGAAAGTCTGCCGAAGCTCCAGTCTCTAAAGAAGTATTGGCTGAGAAAGCTCGAAAACGAAATGCTAGAGTACATTTCCGTATTCGCATGGAAGAAAAGCTCCCAATTGGGTACACACATCGTGGTCAAATTCCACCTATTTTGGATACGAGAACGGATTCTGGTTTCACACCGGAACAACGACTTTCGATTTATTCAAAACATCACAAGTGTGCTCATGGTAGAGCTTTCAATTGGTACGAGTGGTGTGGACCATATATTGTTCCATCTTGTGACCATCAACAAGAAACAATTATTGAACCAACCACTTCACCATGTCCAAATTGTCGTAGTATCACACTATTAACAACCAGAAGGTGTGGTCACAACGGCTTTATGTGTCATCGGTGTAAACGTACTTTTTATCCATCACAAAATAATTCTGAAATTTCGTGCCACTGTTCTGTCATACCACCAAAACAAGAGACAGAACGCCAAGCCCTTAGACGATTTTTTGCTACAAACATGAAAACGAAAAAGGATATTAATGCTCGAAACTTGTTTGCAACATCATTAAAACAAGAAGCGGGTGTGAAGTATTCCGATTTGTTTAAGAAATCTGATGAGGAGAAACGACACGATATCGAGGAAATATTGAATGCGATGACGATAGAAGACAATGCCCACCCCGAAGGAGGAGTAACATCAGTTCTTTCTTCGGCTGCGGGTATGGGAATGGGAATTTTGACGACAGGAGTAGAAAAGATACAAGAATTAGTATCGTCTTTGAGAAATTGGTTTCGTAAAAATATCACCGAAACTATTGTCAAACGATTTCCAACATTTGGCAAATTTTGGCTTTTGTGTATCGAGGTTCTTGACGCTTTAGTTGCTGTAGCTCTTTCTATGTCACCCATGGAATTGGCTATGACTTACTATTGCTTGAAGGGATCTGGATCAGCGAAGTGTGTGGCTTTAGCTAACCTGCTAACTCGAGTTGGCCTTGAATTTTGTTCGCGGTTTTTGAAAGAAAACTCAACTATTTCATGGTTGACTACAGTTGTTGCTGGACAGTTATTGCTGCCTCTAAAGGATATAGCTAAGATTTGGAAAACTGCTTTGGAAGGTAATAAAGATGATCACTATGAAGGCTTTTTAGATGTCGCCATGGCTTTTGTTTATGGATTGCCTACCTACTTACATCGAGGTATGATAAAGACAGTAACATCATTTGTCAAAGAGATTCTTCCTCTCATGACTGCTACTAAGTTAATTTCGGATCTTACGCCTAAATTGTACAAATGGCTTGGAAAGTTGTTTGGCTTTTGGGTAGATGATGACCGGGATTGGCTTGTATCAGAAATGAAGGATGAGGAGTCTCCAATAAACAAGGCTATGGCTGGCGCTATGTCGTATCGGATTGCTGCAATGTCAGATGATCCTAAAGCCAAAGAAATATACACCAGTGCGGCGATTGCTAATAAAGAAGCTTCCGACTATATCATCAAGGAAGAACGTGTTAGTACAGTTACTGCGCGCTTTTTGGCTGATTGCGACAAGATGCTTTCCATTCAGATGCCTCCGTCGTCTCGACAACACGAACCATTTTGTGTTAGATTGTATGGACCTCCTGGAGTTGGAAAATCAAGAAACTTGCCCGTCCTATTTGGACCTTTAGTAGGAGCAAAAACCAAGGAAGAATTTGACCAGGCGACATATGCTCGAGGAGCTTCTGAATATTGGGATGGTGTTGGTAAGAGACCCATAATCATTTATGATGATTTTGGTTCGAATATTGATACTGAAACCGATTTGAAGGAGCTTCTTCTGCTTGTGTCTGCCTCGCCATTTATGCCTAATTTTGCTAATATTATTGGTCCAAATCCGAAGGGTATGTCTATTGATCCGAAAGTTGTCATCTGTTGTTCTAACATCGACAAAGATGACGCTAGACAATTGCTCGATAAAGAAGCTGTCGCTCGAAGATTCCATCTATCCTTCGAGAGTAGACTAGAAGACGGTGAGTCACAATTTAGATTGACACGAGGTGCTCTTCTTCGCGAAAATCCGAAGATGAACAGTACTGAGTGGATGTCTTTAGTTCAGACACGTAAGTATATTTATGATGCTTATGCTCTTTTCTTGGCAACGAGAACGGAGGGTACCATCAAAAACAATGCTGAAATGGAAGAATTTGAATCACCGGCTTTGATTCGAAAAGAAGCTGACGGCTCTTGGACAAATGAGAAACCACCAACTATCATCAAATCTAAACAATTGATTGAGAAGTATCCATATACGCAACGGACTCATGAATTACTTGGAAAGAACCTGAACTGGTTTAAAAAGGATGTCCCTTCTACTTCCAAACAAGAAGAAGGAGAAGATATCTTTCAATCTGGATGGTCATTTTCAACTATGGCTAAGTCTATTGCGTCTTATGAGATGACTACTTTTTCGGGATTTTTATTATTCTCGAATTTGTATGCTTCTTTTTATTTTTTGAAAGATTTAGGTGATTGTACTTTATCGTGGTGGAAGAAATTGCGATGCTTGGCAGTTCCGGCTATTTCAGGATTGTTATTGTACGTTGTTTACAACTTTACGTCAGTAACACCTGAATCTGCTACGGGACAGCGAAAAGCCCCACGAATTAAGTTTGAAGGTGGTGAGGTTCCTGTCGCTCAGAAACAAGTACAGAAGAACTTTGTGCGGTTAATGAGATATGACGGAGCTAGCGCTGTAAACGGACTTATGGTTGGCGGAACATACATGCTGACCGTGGAACATGCTTTCTTGGATATGCGGAAAAATTCTGGATATTATGACGAGGGTACTGTGTTTAAAGTATTTCGATCTGGAGTGGCAGAGCCAACCCAGTTTAACTTTTCTCCTGCAGATATTACGAAAGTATATCGGAAGAGGGGAGATGTCAATCTGGAATTGGATTTGGTACTCTATAAATTACCAATAACAAAGTTTCCTAGCTATCGCAATATCGTTAAACGATTTTGGGATGGTGGGGAGATGCTTACAAACACAGAATGCGTCATGTTGGATCACACTACCGATCGTGCTTTGGTATGGAGACAGACTGAGATAACATCACTCAAACAAGTAAATTATACCGCTTACGGAAAGACCTACCGACAAACTGCTGCGCAGGGTACGTACGACAGTCAGCCTGGATCATGTGGTGGACCAATTTTGAAGAATTCTGACGACAATGCTCCTATAATAGGAATACATATCGCTCGGAATGAAGATTATTCGTCCCCCTTATTGCTCTTGGTTACTAAGGAAATGCTCTTGACAGCTAAACCGGAACTGGGAAAGATCATAGATGTTCCTGCTTTAGACAACAAATTTTTGTCTGAAGAAGTAACACCCCAATCTCGTGTTGTAGGTGAGTCTTTGACTTCAATCGGTAAGATTTGCCCGCCTGTACATCAAAACACAAATTCTGATTTGCGTCAATCTACTTTATTCGACGAAATATTTGTTCACACCACCGAACCATCTGTTTTGTCGCCATTTGATAGAAGAGTTCCTGAGGATAAAAGAGGAATCGATTTGCTTGATCAAGGAATTAAAAAGATTTCTTGTCCAAACTCTATACCCCGTGAGAAGACGAAGAAAGTGACGGAAGATATGAAAATATTCTATCGTACTCTTACTCCTTTCTTTGACAACAAACCACTTGACTTACATACTGCTCTGAGTGGTTCTCATGGAGAATATGGTGTTTCGTATATAAAAGCGATTGATTTGTCCACATCACCTGGATTTCCTTTTGTCCAACAAGGTATCGACAAAGACAAACTCTTTCTCCGAAATAGCCCAACAACTATAGTTCCAGAGGAAAAGTTCATGTCTCAGCTTTTGACTGACTTGACAAAAATTTATCGGGGAACAACGCCTGATTGGATTTTTATGTCAGCTCTTAAGGATGAAAGACGACCGATTGAGAAAGTTCGCGTTAGTCCTAAAACGAGAATGTTTACCGTTTGTCCCGTTGTCATGAATATTCTATGCAAGCAATTGTATGGACCATTTATGGCTCGGTTGATGCATAATAAAAGAAAAACATATTATGCGGGCGGTATTGACAGACTTGGAATATCGTGGCACTATTTGATTCATAGACTTGGTGAAACATCAAATCAAGGACATGGGTCGGATATTGCGTGTCATGACGGAAGAATTAGCGCTGACGATCTTCAAGACAATCACGACATCATGACTGATGGCTTGGATCTATCTATTCGATATTCGGTACCTGAAAATTACCCTCTTGGCGAGGAGATAAACGCTCTTGGAGTAACTTGGAGAGAGATTGCAGAAGCTATTAATTTAGCAACATCGAACCCCTATTATGCTGTTCGAGATGAAATCATTTTAGCGGTTGGTACACTTGCTTCAGGCTTGTGGAGCACACAGCTACATGGTTCATTGAACACAGAAAAGTATAAGAGGTGTGCTTGGAATGATTTAGTTCCGGAATATATGTCTGGAGGTTATCATTTTGAAAAGTATACTGATCATGCTATAATGGGAGACGACAATATATCTGTCGTTGTGCGATCTGTTTCTAAATACTTCAATGGTGTTACTTTCGCCAATTGGTGTAAGGAGTATGGAATCGAAGTAACATCTGCTTCGAAGAATGGAGAGCCATTACCGGTTGAAGACCTGACCGATTTAGTTTTCCTTAAGAACAAAACAGGATACTTAGGTGGATTTTATTGTCCATTAATGGAAAAAGAAGCTGCCGTTGAGCAAATCAATTGGATTCGAAAGTGCAAACATTTGAGTCCAGATGAGCTGACGGAGATCAATGTTAATAATGCATTGAGAGCTCTTTTCTTTTATGGAGAAGAAGAATTTACGAAGTGTCGAAGTGCTGTCCTTAAGAAGAAGCCCCACTTCAAACTGGTGACTTATAATACGCTATATACTCAGTATGCAGCCTATGGTCACTTTCCTGGTTCTATTGGAGAAGAACTTAGTTTCGGAGATTACATCAATGAAGCTGACCCTGAACCAGAGAAGATACCCGTGTCACATCTTTACAACGAAGCTTTGCTGGGTGACCAAGATGCTCAGAAATCTTTGTTGGCTTCAACAGTCTTGACTGAAGAAGTTGATGTGCTGTATGGTGAGAGGAATCTTGAGCTAGATGATCTCTCTGTTCTGCTTGGAATACCTGTCGACGCAGAAGATGAGATCTCTCACTACGAAATGAATAATGAACCTCAAGAATTTAAATGTCAATTTTGCAATATGAAATTTGGAACACGAAATCGATTTTTGGACCACTGCGTCTCTCATCAAGATCGAGAGACATGGAAACATCAGTTGACAGTTCACGATACTTTGAGATATGCTCCAGTAGCACAACTTAAGGTATTTTATCGAGAACTTCAAGATGAACTCACTGGTGGATCTGTGAACAAAACTCATTTTGTGAACATGGTATTGAAATCATCATATTCGGTTAAAGCTGTCTTTTCGGCGATTAACACCATGCTTAATGCAGTGACACGCGAACAACATGCGTCTGCTGCACAAGCTCCCCGAATGACCGCTACTAACGAAACGGCACTTGATATTGGAAAACTTATGTTTGGCAAACCACTTAAAATGTCCGAATTACATCTGGACAACGTTAAGCCAAGAGATGTATACGAACTATTGGTTGAAGCTCTTGATGAAGAAGAAGGTAATCCCGAAGCTGGTGTAGAAGACCCAAACGCTGGAAAGGCGTCTGCGACTTCTGCAACTCCGACGGTAGAACCAACTACGACATCGATGAGCACTTCCGCAACTCTTGCTGACCCTACGAGTGAAAAGCAAACTTCTAATAATCAAGAAGGTTTTACTCTTGCAGATAAAGGTACTGCCGATCTAGTATCTGTAAAAGCTGGAGTAATATCAAAAACTACCAATAATCGTGCTGAATTGTCAATGAATGATCAAGCCTGGAGTTTGATGCAAATGCTTCAGAAATGGCAACAAGTCAAGGTTATAGCTTGGACAACTACACAAGTTGTAGGTGTTGAGTTGTATTTGGCTGATGTGATAAAAGACCTCATCACGTCTAACTTTACTGGTGCCCCTTTTCAAGCTTTTGATAATTTCAGATGCGCTGGAGTGCGAATTCGCGCTGTGATTGTCGGATCAAAATTCCATCAAGGGAGAGCGGTTCTTGGTTTCTTTCCTGGCATGGTGCCACTGGGATCGAATCCTTTCGAAGTAACTATGAAGAAGTTAATCGAAATCGGTTCGGTCTTTTTGGACCCTAGTCAGGGAGGAGAACAGGAATTGTATATTCCTTTTCGACATCCTAAAGGATTTTTGAATTTGTTGGCAAATGATAGTCTTGGATCTCTTCACGTTCGTGTCTTGAGCCAGTTAAAAGCGGCTGCGGGCGCGTCTACTGATGTAGCGATAAGACTATTTTTCTGTTTAGATCAACCAGAATTCAAAATACCTCGTGCGAATACAGCAACATTCAAGCAAATGAATCAAGCTCTAAATATTCTCGGAAAATCACATGGAACACTACCTATGCGTAGAGTCGCCCAGGCTCATCCTGAGTCAGGAGTGATTCCGCAGGTACCTTTGAACAAAATGCCTAGAGAGGGTGCTTATATTGCGCCTGTTCGTGCACGCACCGCTGATCCACAAATTCCACACTTTGGAGAGCATGACGACAACCTCATAAATTGGGGAAAGCGTTATCGACCAGCTTACAAAGATAATGGAACAATATCTAATGGAACAGCTAAGTGGTGGCATATTGACGTTGCAAACTTAATGGGTAAGTTCTGGCAATTGCACATGTTCGCTTTGCATCGAGGCGCTGTTAATGTAAAGGTGGTCTTGGATTTAGTTCGAGACATGACTGGCGAATTTCCTGCCGGACGTGTCCGAGCCTATCTCGACGCTGACCGCTTACAACCTAACAAAGCTGAAAATGTATATGACGGACTTGGTTATGATCAACCGATCGTGATTGGAACGACTCATGAATGTTTGGAATTTCAAATTCCACAACTATCCATCAATGGTGCTCTCATGAACGCTTGGGTCTACGTCAATCAAACAAACCAAGCTATTTCTGACTACATCGACAAACGAACACTGAGCATCTGCCTTGACCATCTAGGTTCAGGTGCTACTCTTAAATATTTTTTGACAGTTTACGTCTCTCTTTCTGATGAGTTTGGAGCTGGCGTATTTTTAGGAATACCTCAAATTTCTGTCAATCAAACACTACCTGGATATTGGGGCCCGACTAATGACGAAGTTATAGAAGCCGAAGAACTGGCTCACCCTGAAATGATGTCTAGTCTCGTTTCAAAGGGGTTAGATTTAGTTAAAGAGCGGATTGTGCCTGAGGAAGTAATAAGCTCCGTCCTTGGAGCAGTACTCGACAAGCCTGCCATAGCTGAACAACCAATTTGGATCGTGCCTAAACGCAACGGGTTTTTTAACTTTGCTACCGGTCCTGAACAGATCGACAAACTCACCCTACATCCTGCACACCAACAACTGTGCGACGAAGAACACTTCGGTTCCAACCAAAACGAACTGTCTTTGTCAAATTTCTTTAATAGACCTTCTCTCGTCGGTTCCTTTACATGGAAATCGACCGATGCTGTGGGCTCCGTACTAGTCAACGATTACGTGGGACCGCTATTCGATATGCCAGCGACCGCATCCGTAGCGAACATATCGATAATGTCATACATTGCATCAAAATTTGCGTACTGGAGAGGAGGTATAACACTCGTATTCGATGTCGTTACTTCTGCCTACCATGAAGGACGACTTGATGTCACCTATCACCCGAATATTGACCTCGTGCCAGCAACATACGACGCGCGAGTTTCGCAGTACGCCACGTCTGTGACTATCCGAAACACTGAGAACTGTTTTGCGATCACATTCCCATACTTAGGTGAAACACCTTGGAAGAACGTATTCGACGGCAGAACCGTTCAACCACCAGACTCTTCTCTACCCGGTCCGAGCTTTTCTAATTATTTTTCCGGAACCTTCGCCCTCAGTGTAGGTGCACCGCTCCGTGTCCCAAATAATGTCGCTCAAGAGGTTGAAGTACTTATGTACGCCCTCCCGGCTATGGATTTCGAGGTCTCCCACCGAACGACTAAGAACATGTCGTTAACGGAAAAGTATCTCGGTTGAGTCTCAAGTTCTCCTACCTAGTTAATTATTTCGACGCTTATGCGCTTCCTATTATATATATTTTTATTTCTTATGTTTTCAACGTCCTTTTTTTTGTAATAAACATTTATATATTGATGACGTAATCGATTGTTGTCGTTAACTATTTAGCTTACCTCAACCTAGGGGGTAATGGACTTAAATGATCCATGCCGATATAAATCGACTTCCTGGTTGCGCCGCCTTTAGAAGATGACTTCAATAATACATCATTACTTGGTAATAATAGTTTCCACTCATTATCTATATATTCTATTGGATCTTTTATGGATCAACTAATTATATATTATTATTTTAACTTCCAAC